GGATGAACGGGACAGACTGCACAGGGTACAGAGCAAGCCCGGTCAAGTACCGCTCCCAAGCTTCATCTTCCCCGTCATCAGAATCGGTCAGCTGACCGCGCATCATCATCTCAAATGCAACCGGGACCGCAAACAGGAACAACGCCTTTGCTGCGATGGTTGTCGGGCTATACTGCTTCGACTTCGCCCCGCGCACCAGGTCACGTTCGAGATTCCAAAGTGAGCTGAAGAATGTGAAGAACATGGTGAACATCCTGGTCGCCTCACCCTGGCTGCGCATGATGCTGGGTAGATCCTTGGTCAGACCGGAACCCTGCACATTCTCAACGGTGAAGTCAGCCCGCTTGAACGCCCTCTTATCGACAGCCTTGTTGAATGCATCCATGCTGTCGAAGTCATCAGCATCCAGCTCAGCCTGAGCGACATCGATCTCTTTGTAATACGCAGCAAACCAGGTCGGTAGATCGACCATGTAAGTCTGAATCAATGCGATGTGCTTCATGGACACTTCTTGAGTTGCGGCAAACAGACCACGCTTTCCCTCAAGTTTCTTCATCGCGTTGCGAACTTCCCGGTCCATCGTGTTGACCCTGTTGCTCATTATCTTGGAATTCTCAGATGCAAACTTCCAAGCATCACGCATCGACTGAGGTGACCCCACCACGTGACGCAATCCACGATTGGCGTACCTTGCACCAACCTCGGCATAAGTGTTGCTCAGGCCGCTGATCTGGATGATCCCGGTGGATGCTTTGAACCCCATCATACCCAGAGTCGTACCGAAACGCAGCTTGGCAAGGATCTCCTCGAAGAATGTCTTGCTCGGTGCCTCCCGCCCATCCTTGGCGATGTCATTCAACCAGGGTTTAATCTGCCGGTATTCGTCCCTTCCAATTTTCCTGATCATCGCCTCAGCAATGTCGGGGTCATTGGTCAGCTTGTGGATCTGACGCACAGCATTGAAGTGGGTGATGTAATGGATCACCTCCTGAATGTGATTCGGCACCACATCAAGACTCAGGCGGATCGGTGCGAAATACTGAGTACGTTCGATCTTGGCCCCGGTGTCTGCGTTCGGCTTCAGGAACCCACCATCCGCGAACATAGATCTCGTCTGCTCGTCGATCTTGTCCTGAGTATCAGACGCCCTCTTGCTGCGGAAAGGATCGTACTTGATGGGGTAGTAACCACCGGTCACTTCACCGAAAGGTGTCTGAAGCTTCTCAGCTTCAACCTTCGGAAGAGTCAAACCGCTGGTTGCCTTGTGAACTTCAGCCATTTTGGGAAACAGAAGATCGATCTGGTTCCAGATGAGTTCAACCAGCTTCCAATCGTTCTCGTTCATGTGAGTCAGAACAGCCTGGAGCTGGGGATTCTCTACGGTGATCTGAGCTTCAGCCGAATCGATGGGCACCCATCCCTCACCCTTGAGCATCTTCTCCAGGTTCGAACGATTGCCAGCATTCAGCGCAACACTGAGGATCTGGTGACCGAGGAGATGATCGTCAATCTCAGGAATCCAGATCTTGCGGTTGTGCCGAGCCATGTCTTTCTTGCTGCGGTTCTTGATCGCGTCCATGACCACGGTGCCGACTTCGTTCCAGATCTTCTGTTCCTCGGCAACAGCGTCGGTGATCGGTTGAATCATGAGATCGTGAGAAAGACCGACACGCTTCCCGCCGTCGAGCCATGACGCAAGCATTGGGATCTTGGTCATCTGCGAGATCGCCCAATTGAACTTTTTGACTACTCCACCTGAGACGATATCGGTCCTGGATGCGTTGAACTTGTCAGGCAGATTCTCAAGCTGGTCGAGCCATTCCTTTTTGACCTCGTTGAACTCAAGAACCTCTTCATCCTTCTTGATCCGATTAGCGAATCGGGCGACATGGTTCAGGTTCTTCAGGGAATCATGAATCCCTTCGAGCACGTCGAACGGAACCTCTTTGTAATGCATCCTGAAGTTCTCAGCCAAGACCTCTTTGATCATCTGAATGTTGTCGCCATCTTCGGCACGTTGGATCGCCCACGCCTCGATGTTCTGCCGGTCAACCTGAGCACCCCTGACGGACCCTTTGAACTGGAACCTGTTGAGGATGCCGTCGATCTGGTCGAGATACCCGTTGCCAGCCTTCGCCAGTTCAGTTCTGACGGACTTCTTGCTGAAGCGCCTGGTGAAGCGTTCAATCAGTGCTCCACGCTCCTGAGCCTCAACAGCAGCCCGCCACAGGTAGAAGTTCATCGCCTGCTGCGTCTTGTGCTGCAACGCAAGACCTCGATCACCAGAGGTGACAGCATCCCGTGCAGCAACAGCAGACTTGATCTCAGCTCTGCGATACTTCGCCGGTCTGATCTTGTTCAGCGGCAGTCTGCCGATGTTCTCCTTAGCGAGTTGCTTGATGGTCATCCGGTCGATGCTGGGAACACGCTGACCTTTGCTGAGCTGCTTCAGTTCGCTGAGGATCACCCGCCCACGTTCCTCATTGTGCGCAGCTTCCTCGGCTTCCTGTGCGATGGTGCCGTCGTTGAGGATATCACCGTGCTCAACCCGCATCTCTGCTTCAGCCTGCTGATCGGCAAGCTCCCTGATCGACCGAGCATTGAGGATTTCATTCAACATCTCATGACCAGACTTGAAGCCGAGGAACGCAGCAGCGTCATCAGGTGTAAGACTCAAAACTGGAACATCAACTATATTATTTTTTACAGGGGCACCGGCGATAAGGATTTCATCAAAAGCAGAATCAACATCAAAAGTGACACCTGACGAGCTGCGAACAGTCTTAATGTCTCCAGTATCTTTCGTGATGATCATCTCATCAGGGATGCCAACAGGTGTGACACCGAGGAAAGTGTCACCTATTTCCAGATTTCCAGTCACGAAAGGTTCAGCAATATCAGCAGCACGGGATTTTGTAAAACCAATAGCGTCATTGACAATCACCTGATGCCTATCGTTCAACGGTTTCCCTATCGCCGCTTTCCTCAAGGCTGCGACAGTTTCCCTCTTCGAATAACCAGCATTAATATACCAAGGGTTGTCAACCTCATTAACTGAGAGTTCGGCAGAATTGATATTTTCCGCCATGATCCCAAGACCATCCTTCATGAACTCGGAATGAAGTTGGATGTCTGGGGATTTTCCGATAACAGTCATGTTGCGGAGAGCTGGGGGAATCTTCTTAATGTCCAGGAGATCCTTGGTCATCGCCCGGTCAATCTTGATGTCGCCACCCTTCGCCTTGAGTCGATCAATCGCAGCATAGACGGGTTGAGCTTTCAACTGCTCAGTGATGGTTGCAGCTCGCTCCTGCTTTTCGTCCTTCCACCAGGTTTCAGTTTGCCGGGTCAGTTCCTTGAAGATCTTTTCCCGAAGAGTCTCATTCGCCTTGTCTGTGGCACCCTGCGCCTTCTTCTTGTAAGCCTCGAACTCATCCTGAGTCATCCCTGCCATCGCTGCATCGGTGAACAGCGGCCTGTACCGATCAGCAGCTTCAGCAGCGGCAATCTGCTCCTCGGTGGCGATCATCCGATCCAAGACTTTGCGCATCTGGTTATCAAGCTTCACGTTGAGCTGACCACGGACCCGGCGATACAGGTCAGTCAGCCACCGGGCGAATGCTCTGAAGGCGTCACGCAGCTCCACCGAAGGGGCTTTACCTTCCATCAGATAAGTCTCGAAGCCCCGTGCAAACTGCTCATGAGTGGCTCTGCGGATTGCGTCATCGATAACCGGGTCAGTAGTGCCGCCTTCATCGAGCCACATGGTGACCTGGTCGGTGGTTACATTAATGTCCTGGTCAGACTGCTTCTCAGCCTCAGCAGCCACAGCAGCAGCGTTGCGCTTGAACCAGTCGTTGATTGCAACCATTCCTTCAGGGTTCAACTTCTTCTCCATCTCCAGGAAGAAGTGAGCCGTTTCGTGCAGGAATGTGGACAAGTCACTTGACTCAGTGAGTCTGATCAGATTGTTCTCAGGGTCGAAGAATCCACGTGCTTCTTGTCGCAGGATGTTGGGGTCGGTCGGATCGAAAGTTCCACGATTGAAAACGGATTTGACCTGCGTTGGTTCGAACGCCACCACCTCAAAAGCTATACCTTTCTCGTTGTAAGATATGACACCGTCGAACCCTGCTTCCGTGAGTTTAGCAGTTCTCTCAGCAGCACCTCCAACACCTAACTCAGTTACACCGAGATCAAGAAGTCTCTGTCTCGTATCGTCACCCCTGCGTTTTATGAACGGATTTTTCAGACTGACGTATACGGGGTATACTGCGGTTCTGCCTGTTGGTCGTATTACGCTGTCTTGAGCATAAGCACCAGCATAATCGGAATCTTCTGAAAAATAGAAACCTTTTCCGTTGAAACCTTCGTCAGTTTTCGAACCGATAGTTTCAGGGGAGAACTCAGTCAGATCGGCGTTAGTACCGTGATAAACCACCAACGGAGCACCCGATTCATCAATCACTTTCGACTCACCGAACCATGCGTCAAACTCAGGTGTGTCAGTCACGACCTCACCTTGCTCATACACCTGACCCTGAGTCAAAGCAGCATCTTGATCATTCAGGACAGCCGCACGTTCAGCCAACTCAGCTTGCTTCTCAACAAACGGACCCTCAACCCTGAACCCCGCCGCCTGGTAGATCTCCTGAACGCTCTGACCAGTCTCCTGAGCCTTGACAGTCGCCCATGCGGGGATGAGTTGAGCCGAGATGCTGGCAACCTTCTCAGTGACTCGCCCTGTGCCGATCAGCTGCGCCTTCACATCATCATAGATCGCTTGCGCCTCGGTGAACGTCTCAGCACTCTGCTCTGCCTCAGCCACCAGGGACTCAACGAACTGACGCTGTTCTTCAGGCACATTCGCCTGCTCGGTCGGAGTGAATGTGTCAGCACTCAGTCGCATGTGGGGGCGCAACGGTTCGAAGTGATCGGTGTCAGCGATGTAGGCGACAAAGTCAGCGGTGGGGATCAGCACATCGCCATCGAGCGCAACGGCTTCAGCGATCTGATCGGCCGATTCCCTGAAGGCGGGATCTTGAGTCGGATCGATGTTGTTGTCTCGAAGGTATTGCTGTAACTCTTTGCCGGGGATATAGATCTGATCGTCCTCGGTGGCGGCTTGCTCAACGAAATCCTTGATCGCATCCGGGTTGCGGGTCTGAAGCTTCGACTCGGTTGCGAGTTCAGCAAGGTCATTGATCTTGTCTTGCTCCGCATTGGTTTTGGCTTCGGCAACGGTGGCATCTTCAGCAAGCTTCTCGGATGCAGACTCAACAGGAGTCGCCCACCGCTCCGCACCAGCCTGAGCAATCTTGGCACCACCAGCCATCAGCACGGTTTGGGCTGCCGTCTGAAGGAAGGTGTCAACCTGATCCTGCGTCCAGTGTTCACGGCTGGTCAGATACTCCTTGACCTCGTCAACACGCTTCTCAGGGTCAGTCTCAGCGAAGAACACATCAGCGGATCGCTGCAGAGCTGTGGCAATAGCTTCACCGGGAAACTCAGCCATCAGGAAATCAACAGCAGCCTTGCTGAACTTCTTACCGGGTTTGATCATCGCAGCGAAACGGACAAACGGTAATAACTCAGTCCCGGCTTCAACCGTACCCTGAAACGCTGCATTCTGAAATGCTTCGTCAGGAGGTATCCCATCGGCACGGCTATCTGCATAAACTGTACCGAAAGTCTGAGTTCCCATAAGAGTCAAAGCAAGTGCTGGGTTTCGTGCAAGAGCACCAAGGAGAAGTCCCGGCGTCTGCTGAGTCAGCGAGTCGATAGCACCCGTGAAGACTTCACCGGCTTTCGTCACGGTGGGGTCTTCCTTGTCGATCTGCTCAAGCACCATCTGAGCCTCGTTGTAAAGCTCTTGAGGAAGCTTGTTCACGGTGCGGGGATCGACCAAGGAGAACGCAGCAAACTCCTCTTCTCGACCAGGAGGGATGTGCTTCGTCGCCGACTCCTGGAAAGCAGAGATGATCCCGGCGAGACTCTTCTCACCACCGGCGATAGCTCTCGCACCAAAGGACTTCGCTATATTGGGGATGTCGGTAGTGAGGAATTGAGCGAAAGATGATTTGCTGGAATCGACTGACTCCTGTCGCTGAGTCTCCTCAAGCTGCTCCCACCACTCTTTACCTTTAACGTTGCGCTCAATCCCAGCAAGAACCTCGGTGTCATCGTAAGCCTGTGAAGCGTTAGTGTGATCGGTCAGGAAGGACAATGTAACAGGGGACGTTCGACCGAGTTCAGCAAAGTCGATCTGATCGAACTTCTGCTGAGCCTTGACACTGTCCATGTTGCGCTGGACAACATCGGTGGGAATGCCGGTCTGCTTCGACAGCTTGGCAGCTTCAGCCCATTGATTCGGATCTTGCTTGGTGGCATCCATCATGGTCGAACGAACGGGAGAGTTCTGAGCGTCACTCAGCGTCTCGGTGAACTTCTTGTCAGCGAAGATCGAATCAAACGACCTCTTACTCGGTTCAAAGGTCGGTGCCGACAGGACATCACGAATCGGCTCATCCCGAACAAGAGAAGTTCCTTCAGATTCGAGAGTGTCAAACGCCTTATTAAAATCAGTCATCGAGTATCCCCGCCTTCACGGAAGCCTGGAAAAGTTTGATCATGTTTTCGGAGTTTACAGATATACCACGTTTCCGCAACTCTGAGGCAAGAATATCGAAATGCTGCGGCGGGACATTGGTGAGATCCCGCGTGGTGTCGAAGAAGAAACCTTTATCCGTGACAACAGTCTGCACCAAGTTATCGAGAGCACCACGAAACTCCTGGTCAGTCAGTTTGGAACCCTTCTGCTGCTCCATCGCATTGACCTGATCACCCACCAGACCGTAGAACTCATTCACAAACTCAGCATCTCTTTTCTTGTTGATCGGTCTGCCGAGAAGCTGCTCGATGGTCCCCTTGGTCTGAGCGGATGCCGATTGAATCCGGGTTGACTCGTTATCCTTGTTGCCGTTTCGAGCAGCAATCACGGCATTCTGAAGCTTGCTCCGATCAGTCTTGTTCAGGTAGGTGTAATGATCAGTCGGGTTGACCTTCGCCAGATCAGCAGTCGGCAAACTCATCAGGTCAGTGTATTTCTGTGAATCAGTGATGATCTCCTTTCCGGTTGCAAACGCCTGTTCAGCAGCAAGCAGGGCGTCACGACCCTTCGGACCAATCGAATCAAGCTCCTCTTGAGGGACATCACGGTAAAACATGTCACCATTGGATATCTGCTGATCCCGGTTGTTGATGATGTCGTTGTTGAACTGCTCCGTGGCTCTCTGATCGGCTGAGTTCAGATTGGTGATCTGACGTTCGATCTCCTTGCGTTGGTCAGGATTCTCTTCAGCCCGTGCCTCGGCAAGCATCTCGTTCAGAGGTTTACCAGGTTGATATATCTCAGCAACCGATCTGGTGACCGCTTGCTTGTCCTGCTCCTTGGTGATCTTCTCGTTGATCCTGATCAGGTCAGATCCTTCAAGCATCTTTCCGAACTGTTCCTTCAGAGACTCAGCAGCCGGGACATCCTTGCGAGACAGCGCACCGTCTATCGCAGAGGACACGAAGGTTGATCTATACGCCTCAAGGTCACGCTGTGTCTGCTCCTGACCGATCAGTTCTTGCCGGTCAAGGATCGCCAACTCACCAAGGGAGAGATGTGTCAGAAGCTCTTGATCGTCGTTGTAATAAAGGGTTGCGTTCTTGATCGCATTGCCTTCCTGAGCCTTGCTGTTCGATAACTGCCAAACCCTCTGACCCTTTGACGAGTGGCGAAAAATAGCCTCATTGTCACGCACCATCCGAGCATTCGCGGCAGATTGAAATAGAGCCTTTGCACCAGGGGATTCGATGCCGTCTCGATGCTGACGCATCAGCTCATCAATGTTCTTTCGAATCCCATCGGCACCATCGACAGCCGCACGACCCTGAGTGTTGTAATAACCATCATTCGGGTTGAAAAGGGATTCATTCTTGTCATTATCGAAATCAAGCAAAGCGGATTCAGCGGAGGCTTCGTCACGCCTCTGCCCGAAAGCAGCAACTTGCTGACCGACTTGACCAACAGCTCTACCAACTTGCCTCAGCCCCGAACTGACGTCAACCGCTTGCGCTCTCGGTTGCGCCACAATCGGTGCATCGACCGTCGGTGTCGTTATTCTTGGGATCACTGGCATCGTTTACCTCACGGTCTGATCAGCGAGAAAGGACTTTGTGTGGTGCCACTTGTTCCTTGACCAAGTTGAAACCACTTCGGTGCAACTTTTCCTGGAGTGCTCAAAGCACCAGCGGCGGCACCAGCGGAACCAATGAGGGTTGCGGCTGCGCCGATTCTGCCTTGCCTCTCAGCCTGTCTACCACCGGCTTCTGTCAATTCAGCCTGAGTTTGCAATGCGGATGCCTGTTCTTCAGCACCCTTGCGAATCCTGAGAGCACTGATTTCACCGATGCGCTCGGTCCCTTCGGTGAGAGCAAGAGGTGTGCCGAAACCAATTTCAACACCTCTGGCAGCAGCGGTAACCCTCTGTCGGGATGAAAGCTGCTGGGTTCTCTGACGCTCTTCACTCTCGGCAATGTTCGCCTTGCTTTTGATCTCTTCAGCACGATTCTTATCGACAGCTGCATTATACTCAGCAACACTTCGATTATACCGCCCCTGGTCAGCTGATGCTTTTGCAGATAAAGCACCGGATGCAACTTGAGCCACTACTAACACGACCGCAGGATTACACATGACCACACCTCTTCATGTAGAATCGCATGAAATACTCACCAGAGTTTCTGAATAGAACGGGTTCATCCATCTCGAAACCTATCCGCTTGAGCCACACGATACTGACACGGTTGTCAACATGCACATGATTTTCAAGCATTGTATATCTTTCGAACAATATTGACAAGACTCTCGGTACTTCGCTGATGAAGTTTCTCCGGTATCGGAGAGCTTCGTCACACCCGAGTAGCCAGATCGTGCCGACATCGGACAGCAATGATTGGGATACCACACCGATAATCACCAGAGGGGTACCGTCTGGGCTCAGGACAGTGACCACTTGGTCAGACTTGCTGACACCGAGTGTCAGAGCATCCAGGGGCGAGTGACCATGCGATGCCATCACTTCCACACGATCAGCCTCACGCATGTTCTGAGCGATGTGACTGACGTGATGAATGGTAGTCTCTGCGAACGTTAACTCAGCCACCTGTATTAAACTCCGGGGTAATGGTCAGGATTGACAGAGGCAAAGGGTCGATCTGCCGGATTGCAACCTGACCGTTATCATTCCAATCGGGTTGAATGTTCACTCGCTCCTCAAACGTCTTCAGTGTTATCGGGTCGTAACCATCCGAATCAAAGCGAGGTTTAATCTCGATCAGGTTGTCGAAATCAGGACCAACAAATCCACCACGGGAATTCTGAACATTGATCGCAACTTCAGATACGTTAAGCTTTCGCATCTGTGTTGAGATCTGAGCAGTGTCGATGGCGAGGGTGAAGATATCACAGTCATATCCAAGTCCGACATGAACAATGCTGGCAGCTCTAGGCAAGGTTATCGCTCCACCAGATACCACCAGATCATTGACCACGTTCCCGTCAGACAAGACGGCAACAGTCTCTCCTTCAAGGTGATCAAGACCAGAGATCGCAGTGGTTGCCACACCATCGTAGCTCAACCCTGAATCAACGAAGAACGGCACTTCTGGTGAGCTGATGAATCGAGGCTCAAGCCTTTCGACATACCTGACATCCGATCCATCAATGGTGCGCTTCACGACGAAGTAAGCAGCATCCCGATCACCCTCGGCAACAACCGCAACAGACTCATAGAATCCCTTGGTGTCATGCCTATGCCACGCCCACACCTGATGCTCTTTCTGATACGTCAGACCCAACAAGGCACCGTCACTCATGACGCACCAGATGACACCATACGGCTCATCTGCATACGCCATATCAACCACGGTCCGATCTTCGAACAGATGGTTTGCCATGATGGATAAATCGTTCCCAGCGTATCTACCTGACTCAATACCGAAGTTCAAATCACGCAGCTTGTTGCTCTTGCCTTGCACGAAAATCACAGAGTCATTGACGATCGCCGGTCTGATTCTGCTTGCCCCTGTTTCACCCTGCGGTCGTGCCCCAATGGTGCTGGGTGTCAGAACAAAATCCTGACCCTCACTTATCCGGTAAGGTGCGCCAGATGTCAGCAACACAAGATCCTCAACAGCAACGATGTGGCGGATCTCGTTGACCTGTCTACTGCTGATGGTGAACGTTATCGCGTCATCATCCCTGACCGGCGTCGATGATCTCAGAGAGTTGAATATTCCCGTCTGACTTGTGAAGAAAGTTTGAGGAAGGTTGTCGGTGTTGGCGAAGAGTTTGCGTTGCTGATAATAACCCACGACACCAGGATAATTCCCAGCGGTGCTGATCGGGGTGTTTTCTTCAGGGGGAGTTCTGGCTGTATCCGGTGCAATGTTGTAGTCTTCAAATAGTTCGTTTACAGACTCACCAATGAAACCGTATATCCCTGTACCATTGGAGGGATCTTTGTATATGGTATAAAATGCAGCACCAGCGACCGCTGTCCAAGTTATCTTGACACCGGCTGTCACATCCAATGATGGTGTGGTGATACTGGATTCAGCTGATATCAATGACTCAACACCGTCATCATCTGTTGCTGTAACCACATACCGATATGTTTTATTATTCGTACCGGCTCCCGTGCCAACCGCAACCGTAACAAGTCCTGTTGGTACGGTGACTGTGGATGCAAAGTTGATTACATCCAGAGTCCAGTTATCATCAGCAATCCGACCGAGATCCCGAACAGCATGGTTCCTGTGAGCCAGGGTCATGACATCGGCGGATTGTGTGAAATTGATATCGAATACTTCGCTCTCAAGATAAGGCGTTACCAGTTCGAAAAGAGCCGGTCCCACACCATCGAGAACATAAGCACCGTCGCGGATAACCCGCATTATTTGATCACCGAACTCCAAGATATACGTCTGCTCAGTGTTGAATTCAAAAGGAATAAGTCTGGTCTGTTTGGTGGAATCCTTGACCTCACCGACGAACCTCATGCCGGGGCGATTGTGAACCCCACCCTGCGCCCTGATGATGAAGTTGCGACAAATCACAAGACCCGTTGCATATCGAGCAAGATCAGCCCTGTGATGAAGAGCGGGATCAAGTTCACCAGAGGAAAAGCTTCTGAGGGTATTCTTAGCCATCCTACAACCTCGCAGAGATGAGACAGGGTTGACGCTTCTCGGCTCTTTTCTGTTCGTTCATGTTCCCGGCAACAGCTGACGATATTGCTGCGCTGTAAAGCTGCAAAGCATCGTTACGCATCTTCATCCCAAAGTCGCCGCCCATTATGGGAACAGCAACTAGGGATGCCAGATAATGAACGAATGCCGTCACCAGCAACGGATCAAATCTCTCGACAACGGTTTCGTCTTTGACATACACACCGAACGCATCGATCTGATCAGTGGCGATAATGGGACCATCTCCCGTGCCACTTTGGATCTCGAACGGTAGATTGAATTCAGGTTTGAAAAAGTCACAGGTGGGACCGGAAGCTTCGAATATCCTTCCGATAGGTGCGTTGAAGGATGAGTAATCAGCGGTGACCATCTTCAGGTTGAGACAATCACCGGGGTACTTGTAGGCGTATGCCCACCGGAGAGGTACAGTGGTCAGCAGTTGCAAGGCGACAGACTTCCGAGCAAACTGCCAATCTGAATCACGGAGGATGAACTTTCGAGCAATGTCAAAATGAAGCTTGCACTGCTGAGCTTCGATACTGTTCTCGGTCAAACTGTTAATACTCTTCCCCCGAACAGAGGCAAGTGACATGTTGCAAATCTCGATTACACTGGACATTGACGCCTCCTGTCAGGGGGAAGATGTTACAGGGTTTCGATATCAGCCGTGCTCGACTCAGCATCTTCACCCATGAAGGACTGAGTGGTGTCATTCGGCTTCTTGGAACTGGATCGACTCGGTTTCTCTTTGAACTCATCCAACCAACTCGGAAGCTTTCCTTTCGGGATCGCCTTTGCGGTCACCACGAACCCATGTCGAGGGTGACCGGGCTCACGAAGAACCCCGCCAAAGAAACCTTTCTTTGTGACCTTATATGTTGGCATCACTACTCCTTCTGAAAAAGGGAGCCGGTGTTACCCGGCTCCCTGATGTTTATGCGCCGGTCACGTTGGTCTGATTGCCGCCGGTGATCCCCGCCGTGATGTTGCCGAGGGTCGGGTCGGTGCCGACGACAGTGTACCTGACGCCGAGATATCGACCGAGGACGCCGTTCGGGAGCATCTGCATGAACGTCTGCTTCCCGGCGACCAGGTCAGCGAGAAGGATGCTCTCGGTGGCCAGAACGGTGCTGGAAGACAGATCAGCGTTCGCACTGGTTTCGAGGGTGACCGTGAGACTGGTCAGGGTGTTGAAATCCGAAGTGACCTGAATGAGGACGGGAACGGGATTACCGTCACCAACGTCACCGTGAAGAGGGGCTTTGGCGTCGAAGGGGGTGCCGCGAACACCGAGGTCAATCACGTTGGTACTGATCGCGGTTGCGATGATCGCCTGAGCATCCGAGAAAAGTTGCTGTTCCGAGAAAATCATTACGCTTCTCCTTTATCCTGGTGAAGCCGGGTCACTCGGACCCGGCTTCAAAGTTGTTAAAGACCGATGACCCGTTCCTCGGTGTTGATGAGAGCATCGGTTTCACGGATCGGGATGCCACGATAGGTCATGACCTCCTTACCTTCGATCTCCATCGGCTTCAGACGAACGAAGGAGTCGGAAGTACCAGCATTGGTTGCCAGGGCGTCGAGAGCTTCGAGGACATCGCGGTTGCAGTAGATGGCGAGACTGCCACCAGCAACCCGGCGATTCTGGAGTTGGTAGAATGCTTTCCGCATGAAGTCGTACAGAGCGACAGCACCACCAGCCATGTCGCTGACGTCAATGTTGGCGATGCGGGAGACGTATCGCCAATCTTTTACAGCAAGACCGACGTTCCACGTGAACATCTCCTCCATTGCGAAATAAGGATTACCGGCGGCGTCCTCGACACGCTGCTCTCCTTTATCCTCGCGTTCAACACCACCCTGAGTACCTTCAGGATAGAGAAGATGACATTGGGAATCACCCCATGTGACGAACCAGATCGAGGTGTTGTCGGAGTCAGTACCCCCGGCGTCGATGATCTGGTTGCCGTTCGGAGCATTCTTGTCGTTGAACCGAGGGGCGAAACCCATGAATTGCTCGGGATCGGACGCCGTGTTGCCGTAGAAGAGACGGGTCGCAACCTCCTGACTGATCGCTTCAAGAAAACTGCGACCCTCGGTCAAACGAACGTTTCCGGGGTTCTTTGCCAACCTCAGAAGCCGACTGTCGATTGTGCTCAAACCTTCAACAAAACCGGTGGTGTCGGTAACCTGTGCTTGGGTTCCCTTGCTCTGTAAGATGCCCTGGTACAGCTTGCCCCAAGTAACGGCAGGCAGACCGGTCTGGACGCTGTGAAGATGACGAGTACCCTGATTGCATTCCATAGCCAGAGCATCATCAAGAATAGGGTTCATCTCGCTGAGCATTTGGATGATGTCAGCCGCCGTGCCATCGGGGTTCTGTTTCTTGTAGATGTCGATCAGATCGACAAACTTTGCACCCAGAATAGACATGATTGATCTCCTTTATTTGGGTTGATCGTTGGGGTAAAGTCTTTCAGATAGAGTTCTTGCTTTCGCAACGGGACTGCCGCTACCAGGTTGATCCTCCTGAGTCAACTTGCCGATCTTGAGAAACATTCGAACGATCTCAGGGTGAGATCCCGCACCAGAGTCATGCAGGAACTGCGACAGTTCAGGGGTGCCGAACTTCTCGATCGCAGTCTTGGCGATGCCGATGTTCTGATCGAAGTCATCGCCGCCGATCTCCTTGTCGGCCTTGGTGCTGTCAGCCCATCCGGTGATCACCTCGGAAAACTGATCCTGCTGCGTCTGAGCAAACGATTGAACATGCTCTGCCTGGAGATCGACAAGTTTCTGGGCATTCGCCTGAGTCATGCCCAACTCTTTGAAAAGAGGGAGGGCTTTGTCAAGCAGTGCCGAGTCAACTTCGACCCCTTCGGGCATTGCAAATTCCGCATACTCTTCGGGAGGCAGTTCGTTGTCGTCCGGTTTGTCAGCGGCTTTGTCGTTCTTCTCGGTATCACCAGCGTCAGCAGACTCGTCAGCAGGTTTCGCAGGAGTATCGAGAAGGGTTTCCTGGTCTGTAACTTGGTCGTCCGAGGCAGAGTCGTCTGCCATTTCGGGATCAGCCATTTTCGTTCTCCTTCATCATGAGTTGATATGAACCGGGCGCATGAGTCATGATGTCAGCCTGCAACATCAACCCCTGGTTACGTCCACCTTCGTTGAATATGGTTTGGTTGCTCTGCCCGGTGAACGAGCATTGGTAAATCCGAGCACGACAGAGCAGCTTGCACATGAACCGTCTGCCTTCTGCACTAGACATCACGAACCGGATATCTTCAGTTTCCTGAAGAACCCTCAGTTTAGCCTTTTCACGTGCTTCCTCTTTAACCTCATCACTGGGCATTAGTGGGTACTCCTGCTCTTCTCATCATGTCAGTCAATGCGTTCTTACCTTCGGTATCCGTCTCAGACAGCTCCTTGGCAGATTTGCTCATCTGAGGACCAACAGCGGCACGTTGAGCGGCAGCAACCTGTTCAGCTTCCGCAGCAACTGCTGCCTTGAACTGATCGTCAGTCTTGATGATGTCGGGGGATACACCGATGGATTCAGCATACTGATCGACGCTTGCAGCAGCATCAAACTTGTGACGCGCTTCAGGCCACACACCAGCGATGTCGCTGATGTACCCGGCGACATTCTCAAGAGCACTGGCTTCAACGAGCCGCTGAGCCTGAGCGAGAACAGAGATGTATTCGACCTTGATCGCCTTCTCGCTCAGCACATCGGGGATCTGACCAAAGATACCGGCATCAAGACCGATCTCAAAAGTACGATCAATCAACGGATCAAGCAGCTCATTATGTAGACGCTCAAGCACGGGACCAAGCATCAAGAGCTTTTCCTCATGTCTCTCGGAGATCTCACGTGCTGTGATCTGTCGCCGGTTGGTATTTGCCAGCATCAGGAACAGATCGACGTAGAATGATTTGTCAATGCGATTTTCGACACGGGCGATGTCAGCGTTCATGTCCTGAATCTTCGGGTCAAACTGATAAGCAGGACGCAGGCCATCAGTAGAGCTACCATCGACAAAGCTGATCTCACCGGGGATCAACCCTGGAGAGATGACGTTGCGAAGGTTCGCAGGGGCTATCATGTGAGGGTCATTGCGTTTCTCAATACCCTCATAGAGCATCTTCTCAGAAAGCTGAAGACCCTTCACATCACCGATCGCATCGATACCAGGGCAAGACGTACCATATACATCTTCCCCTGTGACTTCCCACCTGGGGTTCATCATGGGGAAGCCATCGAAACCGCTTTCCCTGAGGAACTGATCCTGCGTGTTGTTCTTCTTGCTGGCTCGTTCGTAATAGACGCTGCGGAACCGCTTGTCTTTTGCCAACGGGCTCATGTGATCGCGGTCATCGTTGGGCTCGATCATGTGAATGACGTCAACCCATGCCTCAGTGTTACCTGTGTCCCACTGATTCTGAACACTCTTGCTGCACTGATCGTAACCGAACTGATCGACCACCTGGCTGACAGAAAGTTGATACTCTCTCGCCCATGTGTCAACCTGATCCTTACCATTCAAACCGAGGAAATACGAGCCGACTGTGTATGTCTTGGTCCTGATGACGTTATCGAAGTCTTCGAACACACCCAGAGATGCAGTACCGAAGACGCTAAGTTCCTGGTAAACATTGTGCAGGGAATTGTACAGATTCGACTGATTGAATATCTCACGCATAATACGCTCAACACTCACCAACCACGCCTTCACTTCTGGCAGGTTCATCAGCTCTTTGTCGTTCATTGCCAGCTTGAACCATGGTCGAGCGGGTGACGTGATACCTGCCATCATGCCGGATGCAATGGTTCTGACTGCTCTGCGAGAAGTGTTATTGATTTGCTTGGTGTTGCGCCTGTCACCCTTGTTCCGGTCACTGACGAGAAACCTGCCACGATTGGCAAGATGATAATCAGACAGCTCACGCCACAGAGAAATGAATGAAGTTCTCTCAGACTTGAGATTATTCAGTCTCTTGTTGAAGTGCTGCTTTCGATTGATTGCAACAGCCATCATCAGCCTCCGAGCAAAGTCTTCTGCTGAGGTGTCGCTTGGTCAACCAGACCACGGGGACCAGTCAAAAGGGTTCCCCCTGCAGTTGCACCTCTGCGTCTTGCAGCTTCCCTGCGGGCACCTTCTCCCGACGATTGCGAAGGCAGTGATGCCGGGGTAGGTGCTGCTGGTACTGGTGCCGGTGCTGATGGTGCCCTGCCGCCGCCTCCACACATATGTCATACCTCCTCGTTTTAAACTATTCAGAAATCAATCTAACCTATCCAGTACGCTTCTTGCAACCTTTTTTGTAGGTATGCCCCTCGCAGTCCTGTGATCGGTATCGGGAATAAGCAGCGGATGCACATGATCAGCAAAGGTCAGACCCAAAGCATCAGCCCAATCAGGTGAACCGATTCCCCGCTTCTTCATGTCCTTCTTCTTCTCGATGACCAGTTGATCTCTTTCATTGTGCCCGAATTCACGATTCGTCAACTCAGCTTCAAGACGGGGATTGTCCTTGATTGCTCCACCAGCGAACAGCCACTTACCCATTCGACCCCACATCTCGGATGCTCTGTTCTTGTAAGCTTTCTCATCGGATGCTGTCTCACCGAAACCAACATCGAAAGCATTGTAACCGAGCTGACGCAGACGATCACCAATAGGACCACCCATCGCACCAGAGTCAACGAATATGATGTAAGGTTTGTGTCTCCGCAGAACCTCAGCAACCTTGCTGACGAATCTCATGCTATCGCGGGTCTTCTCGCCGGGGATCTTGTAAGTCATCTCCGACCGAGCATCAAATCCCCTACGGAACTGGATGATGCTGTCATCATCACCACCCCTGGAGCAGTCAATGCCACAGATCAAAGGATCTTCAGGGTAATAGCGAATCTCACGCTTCTGAGCATCATGGACGATGTCATTGGGGATGAACTGCATGTCCCCGGCTTTCGGAAACCTGCCGAGGATACGAACGCGCACAAAGTCAGAGTCTTCACCATAGTCATCGATCCAACGTTGGAGAAGTTTCTTGTTGGTCATCTTCGCTGTGCGGCTGTCGATCTGTCTCAGTGTCCAGTGCTTCTTGATATCACCGTTGAAGATCTCATGGAACTTGCCGCTGTTCCTGGTAGGGTTGCCGAATACAAAGTGCATCGGCTCACCGTCCGTCTTGCCACCCTCAGCAACCTCGTAGATCTTGTTCGGTACGGCTGAGCCTTCGTCAAAGACGTAGTAGGGTGTGGAGCTTGCTTCATGCAGACCAGCAAAGGATTCACTGTTTTCCTCGCGGCATGTCTGAGCGTCGCAGCGCCACGTCTCCGAGTGACCGTGGCGATAGATCGACATGCTACCGCGACCGTTGTTGTATTCGAACCAATGACCCGTCATGCACATCTTGCGCCACTTACCAAGCTCACCCCATGTCTTGGTGCGGAGCTGATCGGATGTATTGGCAGTGACCACACCTTTGCTGTGCGGTCTGGTGGAAGCGATGAACAGGATGATCCACGCAGTAAGGGCTGACTTGCCAATGCCGTGCCCGCTGGCAATGCCAAACTGGATCGGGTCACAAGGAGTGAAGCCGTCAAAGGCTCGATCCTTGATCTGCCTGCCCCATTCTTCAAGCAGCTCCATCTGCCACTGATCAGGACCGTCGAAGTTCTCCAGGGGTGTGTTCTTCTCACCCCATGGGAACGCCCACAGTACGAATCCGAGCGGATCGTCGTAATACGCAGCGCAGTCTGCCGCTATCTCAGCGTCAACGTTGCTTATGTGACCAGGATGGCTCACTTACCCTTCTTCCCTGCTTTGATCGCGCCACGCTGAGAAGCTTGGATTGCTGGTCCTCGTTTTTCTGCTTCTGCTTTCGTGGTGAAAATCTTACCGGAAGATCCGTACTGAAAACCACCTTTTACTTTTCGAGCAGTATGTGCCATGACCATTCTCCTTTGATTATTTGTTGCCTGTGATCAACGCTGCCAGTTTCCCGATGTTGCCCGACGCCTTAGCCTTCTCAGCAGATCGACCCATTACCCAGATGCTACAGACCCCGCCCCACGTGTACCAGAACTGTTCAGGCAGATTGATCGGCTGAAGCAGGCTGACCAACGCATCAGGCATCGATGTCACAGCTTCTTGCTTCAGGTAGTACCACATCCCCAGGAGACGCATCAGCATCGGGAAAAGGACATGGTTGATGAAGATCATCACCAGACCAGAGTATACGATCATCGGTCTTGCTCGTTTGGTGAATAGATCCTTCTGATTCATCTCAGCAACAATGATCTCAGACTTAGCTTGATCTCGTGCTGTGATAGAAGCGGCAAGCCCTTGAGACGCTTGAAGCTTCTGTTCCGATGTAGCTTCGGGTGGGAAGAACCTATCAATCAACCCTGTGGCCAATTCAGCAACACTGCCGATTCCGATCATCATATCACCTCATCAGTTGCGTACCAGTGCGCCACATCGAAACAGGGACACTCCTTCGTTACGTCCGGCAGATCCCGGTGACCGACGAGGTCGCTGCCGGGGAACTTGACAAGCAGCTGATCGATCAGGAACCGCAGAGAGTTCATCTGCTTCCGAGTGAAATTGAATCCCGGCATCCCTCCAGCCATGCAGATACCGATCGATCGCTCGTTGAACCCGGCAGCATGTGCCCCGATCTCATCGGTTGCGTCGCCATCTCCGTCGAGATCCCGACCCTTCTCGATCACTCCGTCTCGGCGAATGACGAACGCATAGCCGATGGCGGCCCAACCACGTGCTCGATGCCATTCATCGATCATCGCGGCGTCAACTTCCATGGTGCTGGGTGTATCGGAACAGTGAACAATGATCATGTCTTTTTTCATTACCACCCCGCTGCGGCTTTGCTTGCGTAGAAGATAGGTGCTTTGTAGGTGCCTTGGAATATTAGTGCGCCGTCGCGGTTGCCTATTGTGACAGTCGATGCTAGAGGAGTATCCTGTATGTCTGAATTAGTATCGAATGCAATTGCAGTAATGTCTACGCTCTCATCAGCAGCCCGGACACCCATTCCTAAGATGTTATCCCAGAAGACCTGGATAAGCATCTGAGTCCCAGAAGTATGTGTATAGCTTGCTTGAGGCTGTGACGGAACGCCAGCAAGTAGTTTCCTGAAATTAACCGAGGTAGCAATAACCCCCACTGAGATGTAATTACTGCTGTCTACGAAACTGGCTAGAACTATGGCCGCCTGTCCAGTAACACTAGGATCAATCACCATCTCAATAGCCCCCTTCTGCGGGGTGAGTACGGATGGGGTGGGTTCGCTCCAAAGGTCGGCGTCACGGGTTTCTGTGGTTGTGGTTGTTGGGATATAGGGGGTAGCAACAGGTCCAACTTCTAACTGTGCTCCCCATACGTGCATAATATCACCAGCAGCGAAACTATCAGGTGAGAAACCTGCACCTACTAACCCTGTGTTGTTGCCAGTGTTAACGGTAAATGATAACCTAGTCCAATTTTCTGTTACTAACATGGATGTACTTTTTACGGTAGATATGGAAAGATCAGATACGGAAAGCTTTACTGTTTTAGATCCATCTCCGGAGGGGGTCTTTAGGTAAACAGAAAAAGTATGATCTGTTGACAGGTCCCCGCTACCACCTTGGGCGAGGAAAGCAAATGTCGATGTAGACACCGCCCACGTGTAGGCATCAGCAGTCATCAACCCATTTGGGGCTTTCACTGAATCAGCCGAGATGCTTCCACCAGTTCCTTTAGCCCAAACAGAGCTATCGAACTCTTCACTTCGCAACAATAGATTCTCAGCAGCATCCGCCACACTCAACCCCTCGGTGGGGAGTGCTAGGCCGTTGATGTCGGTGGAGAACCATGTGGTCCCACCAAGCCTGAACCCCTCCAACGCGGGGATATCCACAGGAACAGTAAGCAGCACCTGCCCATCTGCCAACTCTGCGTCAGAGGCGAAACCCTGCACTGTGCGGGTGGAGTTGCGGTCTACCGTGGCGCGCAGGAGGCTCATAGTCTCAGAAGACTGACCCTCCCCCAGACCATCAGCTTCAGGTATGCCTAATCCGATTCCAAGCATGTTGTCACCTCAATACAGAGCAATGATATCGGAGGCCGTGGTTCCGTTCGCCGTGGACTTGACGGTAATCGCACCACACGGAAGCACCTTGCCACCGGGGTGAGCGACGAACGTCAACTGTGTCCCAGCTCTGGTGACCAGCACCACATCACCTGCGCTGCCGATGTACAGAGCACGGCAGAACCCCTGCTCACGGGGAATGGGGAAGTCAGAACCAAGGGTCACAGCTACACCATCAACAGCAGGGTCAGATAGAACTCCCATGATATATCTCCTCTTTACATGAAATTGGGAACAGTTTTATTGCGCTGTCGTGCCCGTTTGCGACCAGCCATCAGTCGATCTGTCAATGCCTGGTCAGTGGTGATCTCGATACGTTCAGTGAATGCCCTGACGTCGGTATGCTTGCCAATGTCACGCAGACACGCAAGCCTGTCGAGGATCTTCACGTCCTTGGTGTGACCGATCTCGATCTTCTCGTCACCCTTACCCTCGTATAACGTGGTGATCTTGACGCCAGTGGTCATCTTGCGCCAGATCTCAGGCCATTCGTGGACAGGTCGGAGGTCGTTGGTTCCCGGATGAAAGATGTCAGCCAAATCCGCACCGAACATCTTCGCAAGCTGCACCAGCACCCAATCGGAATCAATCTGAGTGTTGACGGTTCTCAGCTCCATCTGTTCAGCAATAGCTTCCTGAACATCCGTCTCACCGAGATAACCCGAACCCGTACCAGCAACAAGGCCAACAGCCTCAGCCGCCTTGCCGGGCTTGAACGTCTTCAAGAATTCGAGCACAAACATGCGCTTGTTGTTCGAAAGTATGTTCAGCTTCTCATTCACTAGGAACCTCTGTCACTACGTGACCCTGAAGCTTTTGTCTGATCAATTCATGATCGGTTAAATTGTCACTTATTATTGTCTGAAACCTGCCAGCATCTGCCGGTATGATGTTGTTCTCCAGGCGCAGCACGACTCCCGACTTATCGGTACCAGCCCATGTCCTGCGACAGTTCACACCGAACAATCCTAACCTGTTCGCAGCAGTATACGGTGGAACGTCGAACATCTCCAATTTGAGATCGGAATTAGTCTTGGCGTTCATCAGGTTTTTCCACCGATTCACACCACTCGTTGTGCGCCAAACTACACCATTGATGATCGCACCCTGTGTTCCGAAACCAGAATCGTCCGGTGAGATGTTTGCCGGTGTGTCACCTGTCCCAAGGAACGACACCAGGGTGCGGGTTATATCCCACTTGATACCGGCATCGAGCAATGCGGGACTAACACTGAATATTCGAGGTGTCACTGACCCATCCACAGCCATGTCAGTCTGACGGATAGAGCATCCCTCACCGACGACGAATGATGTGTCGAGAGGTATGTCGAGATCAATCGTCCAGTTGTCGTTGCCGTTATCTGTGACCGATAGGATGCCGCCTTGATAGAAATTCGCACCAGCCTTTATGCATACGATGTCACCGGGGATGAATGCACCGAGCAGATAACCAGGATCAACATCGCCCGATACCGACAGCTCATCACGATTTGCAGGTGATGTGAGTATGAAATTGCTTCTGAATTCCGACACGAAAAGATTGATCGTTTCAGATGTGATGTCTTGCAGGGTGACAGGGACAGATCCGTTCTCTTCAAGGATCAGCTGACGACTGTTGGAGTCAACAATCCGCCTGGTTGGGGATGCTGTTATGATGGCGCATTCGCTGACCTTGGTCATGGCGTTATCCTCATTTCAATCAGCTTCCAGATGAACGACCCGGCACCGAGGATGGCACCGATGATCAGGGAAGTCGTAAGCTTGTCCCACTTCTTCGCTTTGCTGTCGGAGTCTGTTCGACCGACGGGGGAGTGACCAGGGGAAAGGATGTGATAGTTCAAGCGTTTTTCAGTCTTCGCAATATCATCACGATTGCGCTCAGTCTTGTCAGCTATCGCTACCAGTCTCTCAGTCTGAGCTGACTGAGTCTTCATGACCTGAACCATCTCCTTCTGGAATGCCTTGGTGTCTTTGGCGTGTTCATCCAAACGCTCAAGATGATCCACAATGCGACCGAGCACAGGCGACTGCTCACAACCGGGGTGACCGGCGGCATCCATCACATCCTGTCTCAGTGCTCCTTTTGGCATAAAAATACCCTCATCATAAATGGTTACTGACGAGGGTAGCATGAGTTGTGAGGGTGCGTCAAGGGGTGATGATTATGGCTCATACACGCTGAAGTAAACGTTGCGAAATTTCACCCCATCGCCGCAGCCACACTGGATAGGGTACTTGGATTGGAACAAAGATTTAATGTGAGCATTCTCGATGATATGACATTCATAAGGACAATCATCGTCAGTGAAAATACCTCTCAGAATAAAGAAATCCCCGGTGATCTTACGTTGCGTCACCAGAAGATGATGAATTTTTATTGTCCCCAGTGTTGCGATAGGTATCCAAAAACATCGTTTAACAAAGCGTTTAAATTGAGTCATTTTGCACTCCTTCACAGAAACAGATCAACAGGTAACGACGGCACCACATCAGCCAAGTATCCCGCCTTCAGTTGATCAGGTGATTTAGCTTTGCGGTTGACACAAGGGCCAGAGATGAACAGCGGCGGCTTGTCGGGATACTCGATCATCCACACACGCCACCATCGTGCTGGCTTCCATCCGTACTTGACAGGGGTTACCCTGAGCACCATGCAACCGTCTGAAGCCCTCAGCGTCTTCACCAGGGTGGTTGTCATGCGTTTCTGAGTCGATGCGGGCTCACAACAATCCTTGCATTGCGACTGCAACCCGTCACCCCTGGATACGTTGCTGTAGAACTCAGTCTTTGGTTTCGTGTTCCCGCAGCGGGCGCAGTGTTTCATTTCAGCTTCACACTCGTCACGGCACATGTTGCAGCAACGAACAGGAACCAACCCCACCCTGGTTTATCTCTGAAACACATGGTTGCGGCAGATATCGCACAAATGATGGCCACAGAATTGGCTAAGGCTAATATCGCGATACTCTTCATCACGTATCTCCCAACTAAAAAGACCCCTAGCACCTGGCGCAGTGTCGGCTGCAGCCAAGTGAAGGGGTCTGGGTGAACTGTATCAGCCGATCCGACAATCAGCAGGGTTGAAGCGTATCACCAAGGGGCGACGACGTCAACCAAGGGATCTATTTTCCAGTTTTGTAATGGAAAACAGTTAAAAGATTCTTATCGACATCATCCTCGACAAGAGAAAACGTAGTTAAGTTACTAACATCATTGAATAAACTCTCCATAAAAATCCTCGACAAGAGATTTTTACCCTTAACTGGCTCCATTTTACACGACTACTCACAGTAGTCGTGCATTTCAGCAGCTACCGGGTTTCACTTTTCATGTCAACTTGTCGAGGATTTTCTAATGCAAACCAGAAACACTAATACAATCAACACTTTAACCCCTCTATTTTCCTCGATTTTTAGTTTTAATTAAGAAGTAGTAATAGGGGCATAAGTAGTTAGTATTATTGAGGAATAAATCCTCGACAAGAGATCTCGACATGACATTTTCTCTTGTCGAGGATTGTCACGAAAACACGCATTTACTGTATTATCAACAATTTAGCGATTTCGTCTCTAATCGTTTTTCATCACATTTAAACCCCAGTAACAAGCTCCAACGCCACCGTTAATCACCATCACCATTCTGGAGTTTAAACGAGTCAGTTATAAAAAGTGTTGACATGGTTGCTTGATGTGGTATTGTTACGTAAATCAACATTTTAAATGGAGGAATCATGAAAATTCAAGAAGTATTGAGACTACACGGATTATGGATCAACGGTGAAGAAGGTGGTATTCGTGCCGATCTCCAGGGTGTCAATCTCTGGGGTGTCAATCTCCAGGGTGCCGATCTCCGGGGTGTCAATCTCCAGGGTGCCGATCTCCGGGGTGCCAATCTCCGGGGTGTCAATCTCCAGGGTGCCGATCTCCGGGGTGCCAATCTCCGGGGTGTCAATCTCCGGGGTGTCAATCTCCAGGGTGCCAATCTCCAGGGTGCCGATCTCCGGGGTACCGATCTCCAGGGTACCAATCTCCGGGGTGTCAATCTCCAGGGTGCCAATCTCCAGGGTGCCAATCTCCGGGGTGCCAATCTCCGGGGTGCCAATCTCCGGGGTGTCAATCTAGATTTTTCTTGTTGGCCTATGTGGTGTGGAAGCCTCGGTGTCAAGGTGGATGCAAAGATTGCATCACAACTCGCTTATCACTTCTGCCGTGTTGATTGCGATGACACCGAAACGATTGATGCACAGAAAGCGTTGAGAACTCTGGCCAACAAGTTTCACAGAATCAGTGAATGCGGTGAGGTGACGAAATGAACTTTAATTTCCCAGATACGAAGTTTGTCAAAGAGAATACCTGCGGTGATCAGATCAAACATATCCTCAGCGAAGCTGATGAGGTTCGTAAAGCAAAAGGTGATCACCTGTGGGACGAGCTGATGGACCTGTCACACAGCCTGGAGACTCTGTTCCGTATGCAACCCAAAGTCAGTGAAGCCGCTCGACTCAGGGTGATTGAGAAGAACGAAGCCAGGGGTTACTACTGCGCTCCCCCGGCATCGGTCAACCCGGCAACCGTGAAACCCGCCAACATCGTCAGTGTCGAGGATGGATATGAGTCCCTGTTCAAAACCCTCGTTGAAGCACTCAACCAGGCGCAGATCGGCAAAGGCAAAGAGCGTCACGCCACATGGGAACCGTTCGATCAGCAGCCGATCATGGTCATCGCTGACATGTTTGGCGAAGGGTATCAACTTGGACAGGCGGTCAAGAAGCTCCAGGAGTCGCAGCGTCTCGACAAGGACGCAGCTATCCGGGAACGTCTTGGTGCCATCAACTACATTGCCGCTTCGATCATTGGTCTTCAGCGATGACATTCGCAGAGGTCTGTGAAAATCCCAATAAGTTGCTGGTCCACTATCTCATGTCATCGTACATCTATTACGAGCTGAACGATTCAGTGTACAGTGACCACCAGTATGATCAGATATGCAGAGAACTACTGAATAGATGGGACGATGTTGATCACATGCACAAGCACCTGGTCACCAAGTCCCATCTCGAAGCTGGCACCGGGTATGACATCAAGTACACCAACATGATCAAAGGGGGTGCTCATGACTGGCTTAAACGAAACAAAATCAGCTTCATGTAGGCTGTTGGAGCCTGGTGAGATCATCCAATCAGGGGACCAGTTCCAATGCAAGATCCCCGACATTGGATGGGTAGCAAGGACACCGATGACCTGGGGTGATGCGTTCAACCCTGCTAAACATCGACCGACGAGGAGGGTGATGTGAATTATGAACTTTACTTCTATTGTCTTTTAGCATTCACAGTGGGAAGACTCAGCACATGCACCATATATATAGGTCCTGACAAAGAGAAATACGATAGAGCCACACTCGCAATATTGACAACGGGAAGGGGAAAATGAAATGGCAACACTGAAGCAATTAGCATCGGGTAGAAAAGACCTGTTCATGTTGGACCCGAACATCATTCAGGAAGAACCAGGATGGAACGTTCGAACCAACAACGATGAGCTGACCGCACACATCCGGCAACTGGCAGACAGCATCAAAGAGAACGGCGTCCAGATGCCGCTGACCGTCTATATGAAGGGTGACATACCCACCATCACCGATGGTCATTGCAGACTGAAGGCCGTCAAACTCGCCATATCCGAAGGTGCCGAGATCGAGACAGTACCTGTCAGGAACGAAGAGAGAACGGCGAACGATGCCGATAGAACCCTGTCGATGCTGACGAGGAACAGTGGTAAGTCGTTGACACCCATGGAGCAGTCCGAAGTGGTCAAACGCCTCCTGTCCTTCGGATGGCTTCAATCCAAGATATCGAGGCGCACCGGCTACAGTCGATCCCACATCACCAACTTGATCACCCTGTCCTCAGCCCCCGCACAAGTTCAGAAGATGGTAAAGTCCGGGGAAGTCTCGGCAACCCTCGCCACCCAGACAATCAAGGAGAACGGCAGCAAGGCGGTCGATGTTCTTGAGAAGGCAGTGGGAACCGCGAAGAAAGAGGGGAAGAAGAAGGCAACCAGGCAGCATGTCACCAAGGCTGTCAACTGGAAAGTCCTCGGTCCTCAGCTCCTGTCGGCTCTGGAGGATATCATGGGTCATGCTGAAACGTTGTCGCAGCAGGGTGATCCCAACAACACGACCCGTGTCAAACTCTTAAAATCGATCATTGAGTCCAGGGATCTGATCAACAAGTGTAAACTTTAACCAAAGGATAATAACATGCCAGTCATGATAGGGTTAGAAAACACGAAATCAGAACTAGATGTTGAGTTCTTCTCATCCACTTCTGAAGGTATTCAAATGCTTGGGACATTAAGAGCTGCGATAGCTTCAGGTGAAAACGGTGCCGTCTGCATTTGGATAGATGACGATGGTGTCTACAGAGGCAACAGGCAGTACTGCTGTGACACCAAAGCAGAGTTTCAGAGTGAAAACATCGAAGAATTGTCGGCATGGTTGGATGAGAATCTGCCGAAAATTCAATAACCGAGACGGAGGATCTGACATGCCTGCAAGCAAACCCATCGGATCACTGACCAAGATCAACGGCGTCACCTTGGTTACAGTCGCATCGGAAGATGAACGATGCGCCAGATGTTACTTTGGTCCTGAGTCTTGTGACAGAGACACCGTCTGCTCTGGTTTGGGAAGAGATGACGATCAGATGGTGGAGGTTCGTATCTATGATCCCAGCAAGCCTCCCGGCACAGTGTTCCCATGGGTTGATAAGGGTGAGACGATCACACTTGAAGCTGTCGAATCGACACCAGGGTTGCTGTGTCAGGAGTGTCATTTCAACGTTGACAATGTCAAATGCAAATCCAATCACCCCGTTTGCTCACGCCCCGATTATGATGTATACTTTGTAAAGATATGAAACTACACTGCCTCATCCTCGGACCGCTACCGTGGGACATTGATCACTGTGGTATGCGGTACGAGATGGGGCAGGAGTTCAAGGACAATGAGTGTGGGGAATGCTTGACGTATCTCAAGGCATATCTTGAGGAAAGGGGAATCACATGAAAGATTTGATCGAACAAGTGCTTGACGAGAATCGACCTGTCGCTATTTCATATGACATGCTTCCTGCGTATCTGGCAGCAACCGAACGACACCAAGAAGCACTGTCTCAGTTATCCCGGATGAACGACATCATCAAGACTCAGCGTCGGTTGCTGGAGAGGATTGATGCCTTGTCTTTGCACCAGACCGGAGAAGTAGGGTTATTGGCACGTAAAATGACACAGGAGGCAGAATGACTGTTGATTTGAATAAATGCAAACCCGGTGATAAACTGAAATCGATTCACGGTATGATACTCATATATGTTGAAAAACTTTCGGAAGATAACTATTACGATCACAAGATCCAATATCCGAATGGTTCTTTCGGCACTCGCGTGAATGACGGTCACACTTACCGCAACCCATCAAAGAGACTGCCGGAGGATCAAGATATCGTGGAGATCCCGAATGAAATGCACCGAGAAGACAGAAGTGTTCTCCAGGGTATGTGGCTTCTTTCGCCCAATACAGTGCTGGAATAAGGGGAAGAAATCCGAGTACAAGGACAGAACGCCTTACAAAGCAGGGAAGGAGGTGATGCGATAGAACAGACATAGACATCGAGAGATCGATATTAGCGTGGTGAAAGACCCCATTATCCGGGCGGAGATGGGGTCTTTCTTTATGAGGACACAAAGAAGCCCGATCATCTCTGACCGGGCTTCGTGCTACCCTTCAACAACCTTCAAACCGATCCCTGATCTGATCTCCTGCATCTGCCTCTGATACTCTTCGTAAAGCTCTCGACCCTTCATCGCTGCATACTTGTTGTGGTTCCTGATGATCCACACTCTGAACTCATCGTTGACTTCCTTGGTCTTCTTCCAGGCTTTAGCACCGATACCGATGCGACCCTGCTTCATGACCTTCCCGATGATCTTGGCGTTTGGTATCGACTTCAGATCAACGCTGACACCGACCACACCAGCAACCTTCAGTGCAACCCGGATGTCATTGGACGTCACCAGGTCCGATTGCATCAGAGAAAGGCCACCACGACGCATCTCCTTGATCGCTGTTGAGATCGGATCTTCAGATGCCTCCTGGATCTCCTTGACGAAGTCGGTCACCCCTGGTGTCCTGCCGGGATCGAAGTCTGACAGATCAACCTGCGTCATCAGATAATGAACGCAGTGCTTCCAGCCTTCACAATCCCTGATCCACTTCCACCGATCATCCCAGTACACTTGCCACTCAGGAACAACTTCACCGTTCTCTCCTCTGATGCTGACATCGGACCACACGGCATAATACCGCCTACTGTCAGCACTCATGTGAATCGGAACAGCTGCATTTGTAGTCATTGTGACATTCACCACGTTGCGTACAGCTACAGGTCTGATACCCTTCATGTTGACTCTAAGGGTGTACGGGGGAGCTGTTGCCAGAGGTTTGAGACGATTGGCGACAGTCTTTGAATCGTTGTGATCACCTAATTCCGTCTCGTTAATGTGTAGATATTTTGTGCTGAGTAGATACTCATTGAAATCAAGTAACAACTCATTACCGCTGATCGTTGTTGAATCCCGACCCATCGCACGGACCAAAGGGTACAGGATGAAGTCTTTCCCATTACCCTCACCACCACCGAGGATCATGATGTGATTGATCTTCTTCTCAGGGTGACGCATGGTAAACGCCATCCACTGAAGCATGTGCTTCTTGTTCTCCTGCCAACCGAGAGCATCGAAGTGATCGAGCCACCGCTGAACACATCCTGGTGTTCCCTGCTCAATATCACCAGACCACCCGTTGACGTATTTGATACCCATCTCAGTGTAGAGCTTCGGCATTCCTGGAGCGTAGTCGAGTCGGTCAACCTTCTGAACTCTACCGTTCATCAAGGCTTCGGTTCTGGCTTCCATGTCGAGGTGACCGTTGGTGTTCTGAAATGCGTCTGGCGACAACCACATTCGTTTCTCGATGTTGAAGAACTGGTTCTGCTCGGAGACGAAAATATATTCATCATAGAAGCTACCAAGTTTCTTCTCGTACCAAAGAGCACGTTGCTGATCGAGGATTTGCTGAAGATCCTGCTTGCTCCAGTCCATGTGATCCCTGATTTGATTCCACCAGGTCAACCGTGAACCATGGTCCAGCTGGTCAACAGCCTTCAGGATCTCGTAAGCCATTGCACCTGCTTCATTCGGGGGTGTTACCCTGAGCCTGTCGATCAGATCCTGGTAACCCACCAAGGGAGCTGACCCCATGAAGTCTATTTCTTTTCGAATAATTTGTTGATCGTTTCTAGTTGGTGATCGCTGAGTATCCCCTCCAAAGTCGATCTCTTGTGCTCCACCCGACATCGTTCCATCACTTCTGTTGCCGTCAATCTGTCCGAAGACGCGCATGATTTTCCACGATTCAAACTCTCTTTTGAATCCAGGGTGATGTGCTTCGATATGCCCCAACAGGTCGGCCCCTGTTCGGTGTTCGCATGAACCATGGTGACATTTGAACCCGATGCTTCCATCTTCGTTCGTAAATACTCCTGCACCATCGTCTGCTCCATCTGTGTGATCTCCAACCCAAGGGCACCGTACTTCGTACCGACCCTCGCTTCTAACTCCTTTGACGAGAAGTATTTCACCAAGCCCCAGGATGGGATGGTTTCCGACGTCAGCCGCACCATCAATGCGTCCTTCTCTCCGTGCGGCATCAAGATCAACACCAAACGGGCTGGCAAGTTGTTCAAGAGATACTCTTGCACCAGGATTCCATTCGAGCATGACACAACTCTGCGGCATTCCCTGGACAAGTTTTGATGCTTTGGTGTTGACTCCTTCGGGCAGGCGAACATATCTTGTCACTCCTTTCATCCCTGGATCTTTACCATTTGGTGCCAATCCTCTCGATATGAGACCATCATGAAGATTATCTATCTTATTCCGATCAACACATACGGAGTTGAGGATATAACCCCATTGTTCAGACCCCGGTGAAGTCTGCAATTTGTAAGTTGGTGTGGGTAATCTGGTTACCTGACTCATGTCTAGTTTTTCACGAACATCGTCAAGAACCACAACGTGTGTTGCTCTGAAATCCACCTTGCGTCTTCTAACCTTCTCACCTGCTTCTGAGAAGAACGTTGAGACACAGAAATACTGGTTAGTTGCTGGATGTATGTATGTGTCCTGGAAGTATCCACCCGCCCAGCAAATCCCCCGCCTGTCCTGTGGGATGTTGGAAGGATCATCAGGGAAAGAAGTCACATGTGCGAAATGATAATCCTGCTCACCGAAGATAGTTTTGAGGAATGTCAGATTGTCAACATACATTATGTGGACCCCCCAGCATCAACCATGTTGCCGCTGCTTGTACTGGCACCTGACCATTACCTGTCATTTTGAATCGCTGAACCCTATTGGCCATCCCATCATCCACTCTTGGAATTCCGGGTGGAGTTTCCCACCACATGCCAGCGTCAACCGGCGGCAGGATGGCCATTTCTGCATCGACTTGGCGCATTGGTTTGCTTTCGTTGTTGGAGTATGCAATAGCCCAATATCTTTCCCTAGTATGCGGCGCACCCATATCGGAAGCACATGTGTATAAAGGTTCAGTGATTCCGTATCCGATTTTTTCAAGATCCGATTTGACTCGGTCATGTTCTTTTCCAAAGCCTCTGACGCACTCAAGAAATAAGTACGCTGGTTTGACGTGAGTGGTAATCCGTAATGTTTCACCCCATCCGTCAAACCTCTCACCCCCGACTCCGCTCCTTGCAGTAGACCACTTCGGACAAGGTATCCCCGCATGCATGATGTCCAATCTTTCACGCCAGATGGTAGGGTCGAACTTTCGTATATCGGTGCAATTAATCGTGAGTTCAGGGAACCATTCCGATTTATTTCGTTCAAGACTCTTACAGCAAGCATCATCAATCTCCAATGCATAAATTGGTGTATGACCGAGAATCAAGTCAGCAAGTAAACCCCCACCCCCTCCAGCAAATAAATGTGCAGTTTTCATCGACACACCTCATCATAAATTCCCAGATAATCAGGCCACCCGACGTCAGGATCACCCTTCCGAAGTTCGACCATCTCGCAGTACATCGGATCGATGTCGGGACCAGACGAACATGAGCAGAGGAAAATGAGTAAAATAATCAGATATCTCAAGACGAACCTCCTATGTATTGATCGTACATTTGCAATTTAATTTCTCTCCATTTGCCGAGCACCGTGCGTCTGGTGACATCTGGCCAGTCTTTCGGATCATCAGAATATGACCACAACATTTGACGTATATCCTTGAAATTAAAGCCAGTTCTGAAGTTATCGTAACTCAGCATGATAGAATCCTTTCACCCATAGACCCATCAACCTTGACACAGATGACCCGTTCGGTCAAGCAACT